TAACACCCATGACAAACAGAGCCTGGGACATTCACCAGCTTCGCGCCTGTTTTGCATTCGGTAGCCGGCAGGTTGTAAGCTGGTCCAGGCATTTTGCTTGGAGCTGACAGGCCGCCGGTGATTTGTCTTGCTTCTTTCTTTAACATAAAATCTTATATCATTTAATTGTGGCTTTTTCTGGGCTTGCAGCTTGACGCTTGCGGCTTGAGGCTTTCACCTGGCCCGCGGCTATGATTCGCGTGATGCTTGCGGCTTGCAGCTTTATATCCGGGCCGAACCGGCGCCAGGACTTGGACATACTGTTCAACTCTAGAAGCAGCGTGGACCACTGTCCCGGACTGATGTTTGATACTTGTATTTTAATTTCTTTCATAATTTCTTATACCTTCTAATTGTGTCAAGCCTGTGGCTTGAGGCTTCGTTAAGTGGTGTTTAGAGTTGTTTTTTTCTTTAGACTTCAGTCATAAGAGCCATGCTCCATCTCTTTGATTTTCATATTCACAGTTAAACACCGGTCCTGTTGGGCTATGTGATTCCGGCCCATTGACCCCAGATCTGAGTGGCTTGTACCTAGGCTCTTTATTACTTTAAGCGTTCCAATCAGATCTGGGCTCAAGGGCGTCTCTACAGGGAATACATAAATGTTTCCTAATCAAGACGCCGATTGACCTTTGCTTATCATCAGCAGGTCGACCCCGCATATCTTCAGCAAATTCTATTTAATATTGTTTCTTCTCTTCCATTGTTCTTCTTTCCATAATCTATTTTGAAAGTCTATTGCCTCGTCTGTGCCTTTAATACCAAAATAAGCAAGCAGAGCAAACGCAGTTAAACCAGCTAGAATAATCACTTTCAATTCTATTGGCGAGTTCCAAAAGATCTCAAATATTTCTACCATAACCACACTATAATAAGTATAGAAACAGCAATCAATCCAAGATTTGAATACCATAACCATTTTGGCCATGGACTAAATTCACCATCTAAAACATTAACAATATATTTCCACATATTTCCTCTTTCTAACCACAATCTATACAAGCCCCAATTACCATTGAAGACCATTCATCTGGTTTTGGGCTACAACCACAAATTGTGCATTCTGTATAAGTGTTATTATTCATATATTATCTTATATAAACCCATTGACTTTAGATGTCAAGTAGTTTATAAATTTAATTTAACAGAAAGGACACAATGACTAGAATAAGACTAAATTCCGAGTACAGAAACAAAATCGCTAATCGTATGCGAGTACACTTGGAACAAGAAATAACGCAAGAGAAAGAGAAATATCTTCAAGCAAGGGAAGAAATGAAACCTTTACAAGATATTACTTGGAAACTTGCTGAACAAATAGTTAGACGACACTATACTCCCGAAGATGTTAAAATGGCAAAACATTTACAAAACAAGTTTGAAAATGTGGACACTATTGCGAAAGATAGTTGCTTTCATTTTGGCTTTCAAGGTCAAGTAGAGGATAGAGATGAAAATGACAAACCAATAATGAAAGACAAATATATTGAAAGTCATTTTGATTTTCGTCTAAATGGGAATATTAATGGTAGGGAACATGACAAAAACGAAGATTTTGGCTATGCCTATTTTAGAGATGAACTAAAAGGGCGAGAGGGTTGTAATCCCGATATTAATATTGAGATGAAAGACAAGCAAAGCAATCCACACCAAACAAAAATTCAAGATGCCAATGACAAGTATCTTGGAACTAATGGTGGTAGTGATAATCAAACCTCTTACGCAAGAGAGTGGAATAATGATTATGTTTTAGATTTAATCGGTAGAGAATATTGCCGAGATAGGTCTATTGCTTGTAATAAAGAGGAATATGATACTCTTATGTTTTGGCAACAAAAGAAAGGACATTTAATTACTTGTCATCAAAAATGGATAGAGAGTGTTTTAAATCAAATGAAAGAAATTAAACTTGGTTTAAAAGGTTATAGATATTTAGACGAGGCTTTAGAATTATCTACTGAACTTGGTTTAGATATTAATGACGCAGAAATAATTAGAACGAACTCAACTGGTCTAGTTATTTACAATCCAAAAAATCTTGCTGAAAGAGTTAAATCAATGAAGAATAAGAATATCAGTAGGGAACATAAAATTGCTATGTGGAAAAAAGAAATGGCAGAAAGGGAACAAAAATAGCGATTGACAATGTATGGGATTTAACATATAATCCCATACATAACAACTAACAGAAAGAGGACATAATGAAAGTTGATATAATTAAGAAAGTATTAATGCTAGACACAAAGTCAGAAATGCAAAAGGTTTATGATTTTCTAGGCGAGTGTATTAGTAGAGAACTAGACGCAGAAGATAAAGAACAAGCAGAGTTCAAAAAATGGAAAGCTAAAAAAGAAAGTGAGGAACAAGATGAAATCACTTTTTAAAGATGGCACAATGTTTATGATAACTTACACTCCTCAAACTATTGGCGGGGAAGTTAACAAGGACAAAAGGCACATTACTAGACGTGGCAAATGGGATATGAAATGTAAGTTTAATGAAAGCTACATTTTATACTTTGATAGAGATAGAGGTAATTATAGATATGCAAGTAATAAACTTTCGCCTATTCATATTTCTATCGGTTTAAATAAAGAAGAAATGAAGAGGATAAACTAATGACTAAAAGAACAATAGAAATAATGAATCCTTATTCTGGTCAGATTGATATGGTTAATAAAGAAGAAGAAAAACTTTATTATGAAATCAAGAACGCTGAAGTAAATGAGGATTATAACACAATGCAAAAGGGGTTAGATAAGTTTAGTAGGTTAAATCCTAAGGCTTATATGACTTTGTTAGACTAATGAAATATTGCCAAGGACCAAAGTGTCATCAATATAAAACTAAAGATAGAATACGAGGACCGAAAGGCGACAAGCATTATCAGACTAGAAGAAGATCATCTATGATTTACGATGATAACTTTTGTTCTCAAACTTGTGCAAACGATTGGTTTGAGAAGTTTGGCGATATGGCTATCAATCACTTCGGTAGACTAACTGAGCCTAAAAGAACTGAATGTGATGATGCGTGGTATAAATACTCTCGCTATAATGGTTATGATAATACTCCACGATATAATAGATTCTTTGCTAATGATTTACTTGGTCAACGCATACCAATCACAGAAGAACAATATAATGATGACGAATTAACTCGACCGAGTTAAGTCCTCGAGAGCCTCGCGCCTAGCGGCGCGCGGCTTGGAACTTGTTACTATATTATTATATAGGTAGCGGGTTGATAGAGGTACCAAGTCCATTCCAAAAAAAGAGAAATCCTTGTAGCTTAATTCATATATATTTAAAAGGGGTCCCACTGCTTTCTGGTAAAGTGCTTGATTTAGACAGTCAGTGCTGATAAATACTTTATGGGTCCCATAATATAAAAAATTATGCAAAAAAATTTATCATTAAAAGAAATTATAGAGAAAATAGAAAAACTGCCTCCAGAGCTTAGACGGAAAGCCAAGAAGAAGCTTATTCAACTGAGCCGCAAGAAGACCTTGAATGAGATCCAAGGAGATTTTCTAACCTTTGTTAAACACATGTGGCCTGATTTTATAGAGGGGTCCCATCACAAAGTGATCGCAGAAAAATTTAATAAATTAGCAACCGGTGAAATAAAGAGACTCATTATTAACATGCCACCCCGGCATACAAAATCTGAATTTGCATCTTACCTTCTTCCTGCGTGGATGATTGGAAGGAATCCTAAATTAAAAATTATTCAAGCAACCCACACCGCTGAACTGGCGGTACGTTTTGGACGTAAAGCGAAACACTTAATGGATACAGAAGAATATAAAAAAGTTTTTGTAACTAGACTCATGGAAGATAGTAAAGCTGCTGGTCGCTGGGAGACTGATCAAGGAGGCGAGTATTTTGCTGTTGGAGTCGAAGGAGCGGTGACGGGAAGAGGAGCTGATCTTCTTATCATTGATGACCCGCATTCTGAAC